CCATTGTGTGCGGTGCGGTCGCTGTTGCCCTTGTTACACACTTTGCGACACGCCCAGACAATGATCTTGACATCATGGTTGGTTGATCGTATAAGCCTGTCAGAATTAGGACATGGGTTTATTCGATCTATTTGTGCCAAAGGTTACAGCTGCCGTCACAGCTGAGCCTTTGGACGTTGACGCGTCTCTTGCACCGTATTTTACAGAAAATAACAATTTTTACTTTTACGGCATAGCGCAGGCAAACCGCGCAGAAGCAATGAGTGTGCCAACAGTTGCGCGCGCATTAAGTATCATGCAAACAATTGCATCATTACCGTTGCACACACGCAATGAAGCAACAGGCGAAAAGGTGTCACAGCCGCGCGTTATCAATCAACCAGACCCACGAATTCCTGGGTCTACATTTTACGGCTGGCTGATTTCCGATTTATTCTTTCACAACGCAGCGTATGCAATGGTCATGGAAAGATACGCCGATACAGGAAAAATTCGCGCAATGGAAAGAGTTGCACCAGAGCGTGTGTCAATTACTACAAATTTTGACAACACAGAAATTACAGCTTATGAGATCGACGGCAAGCCAATTGACCCAGCAAATCTGGTCGTGTTTCCAAATACACAAGAGGGTTTGTTGGCTCGCGCCGGTCGCACAATCAAAGCAGCTGCCGCGTTAGAAAAGGCGTCACTCAATTTTGCCAATGAGCCAACACCGCTCATGGTCTTGAAATCCAACGGCACATCATTGCCAGCAGATCGCGTTGCAAAAATCCTTAACGCTTGGCGTACAGCTCGTGCCAACAAATCAACAGCGTTTCTCAATGCTGACGTCACAATGGAGTCAGTTGGTTTTGACCCTAAGAATTTGCAGCTCAATGAAGCCAGAAACTATGTATCTTTAGAATTAAGCCGTGCGTGTGGGTTGCCTGCCTATTTCACAGACAGCCAGCAGTCGAGTTTTACCTACGCCAACGCTTTAGACAAAAGGCGCGACCTTGTGGACTTTGCTTTTAGAAATTACATGTCAATCTTGGAACAAAGGTTATCTTTTGCCGATTTCACACCAGCTGGCAACAAAGTCATGTTTGACTTAGACAATTTCTTGCGTGGTAATCCATACGAGCGCGCGCAAGTCTATGAAATCTTAAATCGTATCGGCGCAATGTCGATCGACGAAATACGCGCAGAGGAGGACATGTTGTTATGAAAAAACTCATCACACCAATTGCTATTACCGCAGCTGACTCAAACAGTCGCACGATCACTGGTCGCATTGTGACATTTGAGGAAACAGGAAACGCCTCAATTGGCAAAGTGCAATTTGCTAAGGGCAGCATTGAAGCAAAGTCTGTTTTGCTTAACCTAGAGCATGACCGCACACGCCGTATTGGTAAGACTTTGTCAATTGAGTCAAACGAGCAAGGTATTGACGCAACATTTAAGATCGCCAACACAACAGCTGGTACAGATGCACTTGTCGAAGCTGCTGAAGGTTTGCGCGACGGTTTTAGCGTCGAAGTTTATTTTGACGAGTATGAAACCTTGAAGGACGGCACAGTACGCATTATCAAGGGTGAAATGACTGGCGTTGCTTTAACATCAGAGCCAGCAATTAGGTCAGCGCGAGTCGCTGAGGTCGCAGCTACTGAGGGCGACGAGGAGATTTCTGACTCAACAATTGAGCCAGATGCAACACCAACAGAAAAGGACGACGAAGTGGAACAAACCGTTACACCAGCGGAAGCCGTCGAAACGGTAGAAGCCGCACAGTCAGTAACAGCAAATGCAAAGCCAGCAGTGGGTGGTTGGACATCAAAGCCACGCCTAGAGTTCACAGCTGCTAAGTATTTGGAAAACACAATCCGCGCCTCACTTGGCGAGGAGTCAGCACGTCAGTATGTCGCAGCGGCAGATGACACGACAGACAACGCAGGTCTTGTGCCTACACGTCAGTTGACAGAAGTTATCAACGGACTTGCTAACAACACACGATCAGCAATTGACGCAATCAGCCGTGGCGTTTTGCCTGATGCTGGTATGTCTTTCGAAATTCCAAAGATTACAACAATGCCAACAGTTGCTGAAACAGCAGAAGCAGGCACACCAAGCGAAACAGATCAAGCGTCAAGTTTCTTGTCAGTAACAGTCAAGAAGTACGCAGGACAGCAGACTTTCTCAGTCGAATTGCTAGATCGCACATCACCGTTATTCTTTAACGAGTTGCTCAACAACATGTCAGCAGCTTATGCAAAAGCAACAGACCTTGCTGTTTACACAGCATTGGCATCTGGTGCAACAGCTGATGCAACAACACTGACAACATACCCAACAGCTGCTGAGTTGCTTGGCTTCGTGTCACGCGGTGCTGCATCTGTTTACTCAAACACACAAGGCTTTGCAACAAACATCTTGGCAAATACAAGCCAGTGGGCAAACCTAATGACACTTAACGACTCAGGTCGTCCAATTTACATGGCTGCACAGCCAAGCAATGCTGGTGGTGTTGTACGCCCAGACTCAATTCGTGGAAACGTTGCAGGTCTTGATCTATACGTCACAGCAAACGTACCGTCAGCAAATGACACTGACAAAGATGACTCAATGCTAATCATCAACCCAAGTGCTTACACATGGTACGAGTCACCAACATACCGTTTGCGTGCAGACGTAATCGCGTCAGGTCAAATTGCAGTTTCAGTTTATGGATACGGCGCAATTGCAACCAAGATCGGTGCAGGCGCGTTTGGTATCAACAAGACCTGATAACTAACCACTAACTAATCATGCGGCGGGTTCTCCCGATCTCGCCGCAGCAGTCGAAAGGAAACGGACATGCCAGCCATTGTTACAGCAAGTCAATTGCGCACGGTGCTTGGCGTGTCCGTTAGCCTTTACAGCGACAGTTATTTGGACGAAATAATAAACACTAGCGAGGACGTAATTTTGCCCATGCTGGTTGCAAACGTTTCAGGCATTGATGCTTACAAGTTGAAAGACAACGTAGCTACTTTTTACACAATCCGCGAGCATTACTTTGTAGCTGGTCAATCAGTAATCGTGACAGGCTTACCTGCACCATTTAGCGCAACTTTTACAGTCGTTGACAATGCGCCTTACTATTTCACAGCAGCACTTACAAATGCAGACGTCACATTGCGTCCAATTGTGCCAAACGGCAAAGCAACATTGTCAGGTTACTCAGCTGCTCAAATTTATGCCAGCACACCAGCAATTGAGTCAGCAATCTTGGCTGTTAGCGTTGAGGTCTTTCAATCACGCGTTGCAGCTGGTGGACAGATCGAGGGCGTGGACTTTGCCAGTTCGCCATACCGCATGGGTCGCAGCTTGACCAACCGCGTCAGCACATTGCTTATGCCTTATTTGGACGCCGAGACAGTGGTTCAATAAATGCCAGCAAACTCAATTGCCGAGACACGATCAGCTTTAGCAAACGCCTTTAGCGCGCTATCTGCAAACGTGTATCCAAGCGTGCCTGAGTCACCAATACCGCCAGCCATTGTTGTTGTACCTGACAGCCCATACATGGAGGTCGTGTTAATTGGCAAGGCAAAAACACAGGTCAAACTTAATTTTGCAATTACAGCCATTGTCGCCAGCAACAGCAACGCTGGGTCACTGGATAATCTAGAAAAGCTCATAATCGGAATTCTTGCGGCAATGCCCGCAGGATACGTCGTAGGCGTAATTGAAAAGCCAACGGTGTTGGAAGTAGGACAATCTCCAATGCTTGTCGCTGACATAAACGTTTCGACTTATTACACTCAAACAACATAGGGGACAAAATGCCAACGACAATCATAACTGGTCGCGATTTAGTCGTGACCATTGCAACCGTTAACTATGACGCACAGGCGACCAGCGCAACTCTTGCGAACAGCCCAACCGTCGAGACATACCAAACACTGGACGGCAAGGCTTACAAGCACATTGACGATCAGTGGACTTTTGACATTTCAATGCTTGCTGACTGGGGCGCATCAGGTTCACTTTGCGAGGCATTGTGGACAGCTTGCGAAACAGCACCAAACACAACGCTGGCAGTTTCAATGACAGCGGTTACAGGCGCAGTTTTTGCATTTAACGTAATGCCAGTGTTTCCAAGCGTCGGCGGTGCTGCACCAGATGCACAGACCGTTGACCTATCATTTGTCGTAGTGGGAACACCTACTGAGACATTTAGCTAAAAACTACTAATCGGGAGACAAAATGAAACTACCAATCACAATTGAATACACAAACGGCGATCAGATCACTTACACAGCTGCACCGCCAGAGTGGGTCAAATGGGAAAAGCACACAGGTCACACAATTGCGCAGGCACAGGAAAAGATCGGCATTTCCGATTTAGTATTTCTTGCCTATCACGCCATGAAGCGTGAAGCAGCTGGAAAGCCTGTCAAGCCGATCGACATTTGGACAGAAGGTATTGCTGAGGTAATCGTAGGTGAGGCAAACCCAAAAGCTACGCCGTCGGAAGCCTTAGCAGAATAGTTTGGGAGGTAGCTCTGGCAACAGGGCTACACCCAGATGTTTTTGAGACAGCCGAGGACATACTTACCGTCATTGAGATTTTGGAAAGGCGAGCAAATGGCTAAAGATGCGATCAGCTATGACAGGGCTGAGCTGCGCGCCATTGTTCGATCTTTCAAGGCTATGGACGAGGAAGCAACAGACCAAGCCAAAGAGGTCACTTCTGAGCTTGCTGAATTTGTCAAGCAAAAAGTTATTGCCACAGCTGGTCAGCGCAACAACCGCGCATCAAAGATAATCGCTGAGGGCGCATCAGTGCGCAAATCCTCCAAAATTGGTGAGATCGGCTACGGCTTTGCACGTCAGAAATTAAGCGGTGGCGGTACGACTCAACAGGTTTGGGGCGGGTATGAGTTCGGGTCAAACAAATACAAGCAGTTCCCAGTATGGTCAGGTAAAGAAAGCCGTGGAGGTTCACGCGGTTGGTTTATTTACCCAACACTGAGATCAGTGCAACCAGACATTGTAAAAAAATGGGAAGAAGCTTTTGGAAAAATAGTTAAGAGGTATGCATAGTGGCTGGTCTAAGTCGTACCCTCAAACTTTCCATACTTGGAGACGTTGACAACCTCAACAAATCGCTTAAAGCTGCCAGCAAAGATGTTGACACTTTTGGCGACAAAATGGGCAAGGTTGGCAAAATGGTTGGCGCGGCTTTTGCAGCTGCTGCCGCTGCCGCTGGTGCTTACGCAATCAAGATCGGCGTTGAAGGCGTCAAGGCGGCAATCGAGGACGAGAAGGCACAGACACAGCTTGCCGTCGCATTAGAAAACGCCACAGGGGCTACAAAGGCACAAATTGCTGCCACTGAGCAATCAATCTTGCAAATGTCTTTGGCAACTGGTGTGGCAGATGATGAGCTGCGCCCAGCTTTGGGACGGTTGGTCAGATCAACCTCAGATACTGAGAAGGCACAGCAATTACTTGCCACAGCTTTAGACATCAGCGCAGCCACAGGCAAACCGCTGGAAAGCGTTGCAAATGCTTTAGGCAAGGCTTATGACGGCAACACAGCATCACTGGGCAAACTAGGCATTGGCTTATCAGCTGCCGAATTAAAGACCATGAATTTCACTCAGGTGCAAGGGAAATTGTCAGACCTGTTTGGCGGTGCAGCAGCTCGTAACGCTGACACTTACGCAGGGCGCATTGCTCGCATGCAAATTGCATTTGATGAGGCTAAAGAAACAATTGGGTTTGCGCTGTTGCCAATCCTTGAAAAGCTTATGGGTTTTATCAATAACAATGCTTTGCCAATCATCAACGCATTTAGCGGTGCTTTTAGCCTCAATGGCAATGGTCTTGGTGGTGTCATTACAACACTTGGCAACATCATCACTAGCGTATTTACGCCAATTATCAATGGCATGATTAAAGCGTTTGGGTATGTTCGAGATGCAATCGGTGACAATCTTGACACTTTCAAGGAATTTGGCGCATTGATCGCAACCTATGTTGCACCAGTCATAGGCACAGTTTTGGGCGGTGCATTACAGGTTGCAGGCAAGATCGCAGGAGGCGTTATTGACGTCATTGCTGGTGTTGTCAAAATTCTCAACGGCTTGATCTCAGGTGCGGTTGCAGGTATCAATGCTTTAATTTCTGCCTACAACGCAATACCGTTTTTACCAAACGTCAGCAAGATTTCAACACCGACGGTTAGCGTGCCTACAATTAAGACACCAACAGTCACAACGACGACGACGACAATACCTAAGATTTCAGCACCGTCAGGCGGAGGCGCAACGACCACGTCAAGCGGTGGCGGTGTTTCAACAGCTGCAAAGGTAGCTGCGACCGCTGCCGCTGCGACGAGTGCTGGCATTGGTTCATTTGATGCAGGACGTTTCCGCATGGGCGAGGAAAAAGACCGCGTCGGTACAACAATCAACCTGACCGTGACTGGGGCGTTTGATAAGGAAGGCACAGCACGCACGATCGTTGACACATTAAACAACAGCTACTATCGCGGAACAGGCGGCGCGACCAACTTGGTGGCAATTTAACATGACGCAATGGACGCCAGTTTGGCTGGTAGAGATCGACGGCGTTTCTTACACTGACGCGGTTTTGGCTAACCTGACAATCAGATCGGGTCGCACAAACATTTATGAGCAGGCGCAGGCTGGTTACGTCAATTTGCAGCTGCTGGACGTCAATCAAGCCACGATACCTGTCAGCATCAACAGCAGCATTTCAGTGCAAGTGCAGGACACATCAAGCACATACGTACCGATTTTTGGTGGCACGGTTGTTGACATTGCGGTCGAGGTGCGCGACGTAGGCAGCACAATGTTCACCCAGACATACAGCATCACAGCACTTGGCGCGTTGTCTCGTTTGCCAAAGGCGTTGACAAATGGCGTGCTGTCTAAAGATTTTGACGGCGATCAAATCTGGGAAATTTTGTCAGACTTATTGCTTAACACTTGGGCAGAAGTCCCAGCAGCTGAAACATGGGCAGATTATGACCCAACAACAACATGGGCAACAGCAGAAAACGTTGGGCTGGGTGAGATCGACCGCCCTGGTGATTATGAGTTAGCTGCTAGGTCTAGTGAGCGCACAGACGTTTATTCTTTGGTGTCGAAACTTGCAACGTCAGGTCTTGGCTACATTTACGAGGACGCATTTGGGCGCATTTCTTACGCTGATGCAACACACCGCAGTTTGTACCTGTCAAACAATGGTTATGTACAGCTGACAGCCAACCAAGCACGCGCAGCTGGTTTGCGCGTTGAAACAAGGGCAGGCGACGTACGCAATAACCTGACTATTCAATACGGTGCAACCAGCAGTGCAGAGCAAAGTGCCAGCGACGCAGACTCAATTTTGCAATACGGCACGTTGTCTCAGATCATTTCGACAACCTTGCACAACTCAGCTGATGCAACCCAGCAAGCCAATTTTTACCTTGCATTGCGCAAAACACCGCAAGCAATCTTTAGTGAGATCAC